GCCATCCTCACGCCGTGTCAGTTCAGTGACCCCCGTACCCGGATGAGAAAAAGACAAATCAGAATTTTATATGCCGAATCCAGCGATACCGACTAAGATCAAAGAACTGAGGGGCACAAACCGCGCCGACCGGGGCGTTGAGAACGAGATCCAGCCAGAATTGGCCGAAGCCATCCCCGACCCGCCGGCTACGTTGGGCAAAGTAGCAAAGGGCATGTGGTACACGTTTTGCGCGGAGGCGCTGCGCCTGCAATTGCTTACTAAAATAGGTCTACCGCAGATTGAACGTTATTGCGACTTTTACGACATCTACGTAACATCGAAGGAAAACGCATATACGAAGGGCGGCAAGGTAAAGCCGGTCATCAAATTGAATAACGGAGCGTTCGCGCAAAATCCGTACATCAAAAGCATGAAAGACGCGGCGGCGGAGATGAAGAAAATCGAAGATGTTTGGGGGCTATCTCCTTCATCCCAAACAAAGATACCGGCCCGCGATGCGGCGGAAGAGTTTGATGAATTTACAATCACCTAATGGCGAAACGTTGGAAATACGACGAAAAGATAGCGGAGCGCCCGATTCAGTTAATCGAGGGCAACATAAAGCACGTCATCGGGGCATTCGCCGGAAGCCCATTCTTATTGGAAGAGTGGCAAAAGCAAATCATCCGGCAGGCGTTCGGGTGGGTCGATAAGGACGGAAACAGAAAACATAGATTTATCTATGTTGAGTTACCAAAGGGTAACGGGAAATCATTTCTCCTTAGCGCTATCATCATTATTCTGTGTGCTACGGAAGGCGTTCACCGGGGCGAAAATTACTGCGTTGCCGGTGATCGCTTTCAGGCGCGTATCATCTTTGACACCTGCCGGGCAATGGTGGAAGCATCTCCGGCGCTAAACCGGGCGTTCGAGTTGTATAAGAACTCGATCATCCACAAGAAAACAAACAGCGTTATCCACGTTATTTCGGCGGAGGCGCACAGTAAGCACGGGTTCCGGCCCTACTCGATAGCGTTCGATGAATTGCACGTACAGCCAAACCGGGAATTATACGACACGCTGACCAAGGGCATGATTAAGCTGCCTAACTCAATGTGCTGGATGATCACCACGGCGGGCGTAAAGAATACGTTTGCCGAAACGATCCACGACTACGCTTTGAAGATTAAGCGGAAAGTGATCAAAGACGACGCATGGCTGCCGGTCATTTACGCCGCCGAAGATGGGGCCGACCCGTTCAAGGAAGAAACATGGGCGGCTGCTAATCCGGCTTACGGTAAGTTTATACGCCCGGACGATTTCAAAATCGTCGTTAATGAAGCCAGAAACAACCCTAGCGCGCTCAATAGTTTCAAACGATTACATCTCAATATCTGGACAGGGAGCGTTGAGGCGTGGATACCTGTTCACGATTATGATGAGTGTGGAGCCGTGTTAGACTTTGAGGATTTGGAAGGATACCCTTGTTACCTGGGCTTGGACGTTGCGAGCAACCGGGATTTAACGGCATTAGCGGCGGTGTGGGATCTGGGCGGCGGTCAATACGCATGGCATTGCTGGTTTTGGTGTCCAGAGGAAACGGTGACGGAGCGCGCCCGGTTGGAAAACGTGAATTATGAGGCATGGGTAGAGGCCGGCCACGTAGAAACGACGTTTGGCAACGTGATCGACCTAGAAACAATTGAAAAGCGATTGATTGAAATTTGCAACCGCTACAACGTTAAAAGCATCGGCTGCGATCCGTGGAACACAAAGAACTTCGCGGCGGTTATGATGGAAAGACACTTAATGCCATTCGTAATGGTATCACAGACCATTACCAGGCTGAGTGAGCCTACAAAGAAGTTAGAGGAATGGATTGTAGGCCGCAAGATCCGGCACAACAATAACCCCGTACTCCGGTGGATGATCGACAACGTTCAAATTTACCGGGACACAAACGACAATATCCGGGCGCACAAGGGCAAGAGCCGGGGCAAGATCGACGGCGTGGCCGCGACCGTGATAGCGATACACGAAATTTTAGAGGACGTTGAACCGCAAACCGTTGACGAAATTAAGTTTGTATGAATAATTACAACCAAGAAGAAGACCTTGATTTTATGTTAATCAGGGCGTTGCTTCGAGAGGAGGGATTCTTAGATTTTCAAATTAACGAAGCGTGGCGAATTGCGATAATTAGCGGAATACTTAAAATGAGAACCAAAGACATATATTTGATTGTAAAGGGAACTTGTGTCGATATGCAACAAAAAGGAATTGTGAAATACAGCAATACTAAACCAGCAAAATAAAGTAGGGATGAAACTAAAAGAGATTTGGGCATTCATCAAGGGCGTAGTTTGGCCCGCTGCCAAGCCGTTTATCTGCGCATCCAAAGAAGAGGCGCAAGAGCTTATTTTATGGGCGCGCAACCACGAAAAGATAGCGAACGCCGCAGAAAAATACATGAGAATGGATCGGGATTATACGCCTGAATTTGTACTCCGCTGCATTGAGGCATTGGAAAACGAAAATGAATAGCTATGGGCAATGACTTTGTAACAATTCCGCGCTATTTGGTGGACACCCTTCGCCCGCAGGGGTATTTTCGCCGGTTTTACGCGCTTGTGGGGGCTTCTTCTTTATCGCATATCGAAGCGTTTGAGGCCATCGAAAACGAGCGTGACGCGTTCGGATTGCCGCCCGGATACGACAATTATCAGAGTTTTAAGCGGTGCAAAACGTACCATAATGGGCGTTTAGTGCGGATTTCAAGCGATTAAATATGGATAAATTAATTTGCCGTCAAATTACGGAAGATATTTACGAATGCGTAGTCGTAAAGCCAAACGGCTTAATTTTTGTTGAAAAAGAAGGAGGCGATTTTAGTGAATGCTTAGCCTATTGCGCTAAAGTCGCTGCTCAAAAAATCTTTGATCGACAGGAATTTAAGTTTGTGTTATTATTGCAAAACGGCTAAATTTTGCAGATGAAATACATAATTCTGACCTTTGCATTTACTTTTTGCGCCGACATTCCGAGCGCAACGCGGTATTTGTTCCGGCGAAAGACATAAAAGAAGCGTTGGTTCCCCGGTGCGGCTGACATTGGGAACATCTAGCCCCGCATGAAGTGGAGCTTCCCTGGCGGGGGAATAAATGGAAGCCTAGGCCGCACACCTTTAAAGACTTGTTTTCATTTGGTTTTTGGGATTACCCCGGAGCGATTGCCCCGGGGTTTTTTCATTTCTTACGCCGCCTCGTTGAACCGGTTCAATTCGCCGTCATTGTAGAGTTCCAACAGGTGCGGCGCGCTCCGTACTTTGGAGATCAGTTCAATATCGGCCTTTCCGAGAAAGAACCATTCCCCTTTCAGGCGTTGTTGCCGGAAGTAGTTGTGCAGGGCGACCTCCACCGCACGGGCCTGCCCTTCGGACTTGCACGGGATAAGGTGGTGAACGTGTAATTTGTGGCCGGAAGCGTGTTCAACTTTGGAAAGCCGGTTGGCGAGTTGGGAGGTAATGCCGATTTTGCATTTTTGCGGCGCGGCGGTTTCTTCGGTGAGGAACAGGTACACCCAATACGGGCGGGGTTCGTCTTGAATTAATGGAAATAAATTCATAAATTTGAAGTGGTTTAAAAAGTGAAGAAATTGCCTCAATGATTGCAGTCATTGGGGCTTTTTATTAGTTGTGTGGTGCAAAAAAATCTTGTTTCATCTTATCTACAGATAGCTCACATAAAGAAATAGTTTCTATTTTGCCTTGTAATTCACTACTCAAAAAAACTTTATTGGCTTCAATTCTTTTTTCCATTGGCACGCTAAATATTATACCCATAAATTTCATAACAAACTGATAAAGCGCCATTACCTCTAGGGAAGTTATTTTTAGATCACTTAATTCGTGATTTTTATCGCTCCTATTAAATGCAGCTAAAAACTGACCCATTCCATTCGTAATAAATTTATTTATAATTACACTTTCATCCTCTAGGCTTAAATCATCTTTTTCTTTTCTTTTTTCTATGATACCTAATAACGCATCTTCAAAAAGCGTCAAATACCTGATTGACGAATGCTTGTCTATTGGCTTTTTTGTATTTATTATCTTTGATACAGTCGCTTGATCAACGCCAGATGCAATAGATATTTCTTTTTGAGAAATCTTTAATTGTTTCAGCATGGCCTTTAATGTGCTCGCTCGCACTATTATGTCTGCATTCATACTTGAATTATTTACTGCTAAAATACATTGAAAAAAACCAAGAATTAATCATTGCCGGAATAATTGAAAAATAGCCAATAATTACACAGGTTACACATTGTAACCAAATAAGCGACAAAAAAACACCAACTTGCGCGTAAATACGCGCATATTGTCGATTTGGGATAACATATCAAGGATATTCGTAAAGGAGGTGGAGGAAACACCTGAAACCGGCGAAAAGCGGGGATTCCTGCAAATGGCAGGGGCTTCCGTTGATGACATTATCAACTTCTTCAACACTTCCAAGAGCAAGACCGGCCAAATGGTCGATGCTCGAAGCGCCCTGGGCCTCTCCGCCGTTTGGCGCGCGCTCAATATCCTGGCCGATAGCATTGCCAGCCTTCCGATCGACGTTGTAAGAGACTCTGGGGCGAGCATTACCCCACAACCCCGTCACCCCGTTTCCCGCATCTTAAAGGTCAACCCTTCGCCGCTGTTCACCCCGTACACGCTACTGCATACGATGGTAGTACACGCGGCGCTGACCGGCAACGGATACGCTTATATCCGCCGGGAGCGCGTCACCAGGTACCCTAAAGAAATCCTAATAATTGAGCCGCACCGCGTTTCTATTCACGTGATGGAGAACGGGCGCGTAGTGTACAAGGTAGACGGCCAAAATCGCACCTTCCGCCCGGACGAAATTATTCACTTCGGCGGCCTTTCGTGGAACGGATTGGCCGGGCTAAATATCTTGGATCACCTGGTGGATAATTTCGGCCTTGCGCTTGCTAATCAGGAATATCTAGCCAAGTTCTTTGCCGATGGCGCAACCATTGCCGGTGTGATCAAGTACCCTGGGCGGCTCGACGATGATGCTATGCTCCGCCTGAGGCGGTCATGGGAAACGCAGTATGGCGGGAGCAACAACAGCGGCAAAACGGCGATCCTAGAGCGGGGCATGGACTACCAGGCCATTGGCCTTAGCCCCCAGCAGGCCGCCGCCGCCGAAACCAAGAAATTAACTATTGCTGACATCTCTCGTATTTTCGGCGTGCCCCAATTCTTGCTGGAAGATCTAGACCGGGCAACCTTCAACAACATCGAACATCTCTCCCTGCTATTTCTAAAACATACCGTTCGCCCGTGGTGCAAGCGCATTGAGGCGGAATTAAACCGCAAGCTGTTCCCGGAAGATGAGCAGGGCGAATACATGGTTCGATTTGACCTGGACGACCTGCACATGGTCGACATGGAAAGCCGGGGTCAGTACATTGAAACAATGATGAAGTGGGGCATACTAAACCGAGACGAGATCCGGCAACGTGAGAAATACAATCCAATCCCCGACGGCTCCGGTCAAAAGTACTTTGTTCCTATGAACATGGTAGACCCGACCGAAGAGCCGGAGGAGCAACAAACTAATAACGATGGAACGGAAGAAAACGACGATTCCGAACAA